TCAAATAAGTTTTGCCTGCCCTGCCAGATACAGCATTCCTACTGCCGCACCGCAAAGTGGCAGGAGCAGAAACAGCATCCGGGCAAACTGACCCAAAAGCGCGCCTGTGCTGGGGGCCTGTCCTCCGCGCCCGAAGGCGGCTGAACAGAGCCTTCCGCTTACCTGCAGTGCGGATGCGCCGAACGTACACAGCGTTCCGGCCGCAAGGGATGCAGGGATACCGCAGACGCAGAGCAGCACAAATGCTGTCCGTGGGTTCAAATCCACAAGCAGCCTGGACGAAAGCAATCCGGAGCCTGTCCCATACAGCATCGTAAAAAGGAAGATGGGCAGCGGCCCCAGGGCGGAAAGCCCCAGGAACAGCACTGCCGTCAGTGCACCTGCCACAGTGAAAAATTCCGTTCGGAACAGGCGCACTGCCCCGGCGGCATCCTGCACAGAAAACAGGCTCTGCCAGCAGTTCAGGTAATAGGAAAGCGTTTCAGCATCGCCTGCCACACAACGCGCTGCCGCCACACCCGCCAGAAAGGTTCCCAGAAGGTACGCCGCCGCCAGAAGAATAGTTTCCCTGCCCAGCTTGCTTCGGCGCACAGCGGCTCTCTCCGGTGTATTTCCGCACCTCTCAGAGAACGCCGCCGGGATGGATCGCCTTTCTTCCTGCGCTGTCTCAGGAAGAACTCCACCGTTCTTCTGTTTTAGCTGCTCTTCCTGTGCTGTCGGTATGATCGCTTCGGGCAGTGCCTTTGCCGCTGCGGTTTCCGGTGTTTCCTGATAGACCCACATACTTCCCTGTCCTCCTGTTTTTCTGCTGTAAATTCTCAATGCCGGTGCCGTTCTGTACGCAGGATGCTGAATACCCCGCCCAGACAGCCAAAAACGAATACCAGTGCAAAGCGGGTCAGCTGCATTTCCGTTGGTTCAATGCCCTCCGAAAGACCGAACCCCAGCAGAAGCAGAACAAACAGTCCGCCCTGTACAGCACCGCAGATAAGGCCTCTGCTGTGATAGAAAAACGCCATGAGCCAGCCGCTGCAAAAGCTCCCGGCACAGACAATGGCACTGACCATGGGCCAGGCAGTGCTCTGCGCAAGGCTCTGGTTTGCCATCAGATAGGCCAGCCCGACCATGCAGGCGGCGGTGAATATCCCACCAATGCCGAATGCAGCCAGTGCTTCCAGGATGGGTAACTTCTTCTGTTCCAACATAAAAACCCGCCTCCCTGCACTACTGTATGCAGAGGGGCGGGTAAAAAAGACCTTGCTTTTAGAGATTACTTCTTTGCGTTGGCAGGAGCATTGTCCATGTTCAGCTTCTCGACAGAGCTGATGGCATTCTTGGTGAAGCGGATCTTCACACGGTCGGAACCGGTCTCCAGAACAAAGGTGTCATCCTTGATGGCGACCACACGGCCAACAATACCGCCGATGGTCACGACCTGATCACCGATCTCCAGAGCTGCACGCATGGCAGCATCCTTCTTCTCCTGCTTCTTCTGGGGACGATAGATCATAAAGTAGAGCAGGACCAGCATCAGAGCCAGGGTGAAGAACAGGCTGATATAGCTTTCAGTGGTAGTAGTCAGAAATTGCATGGGACAAAGTCTCCTCTCAAAATTCAGATAAGCTCATTATAACCGCTTCTGCTCCCTCTTGCAAGGGAAAAGCATGAAAAAGCTCAAATTCTTGTATCCAGCAGCTTGACATAACGGTCATGGAATGCGGTAAAGGTGCCTGCATCCAGTTCATCGCGGATGCGCTCCATCAGGTGGTTGTAGAACCACAGGTTGTGCATAACGGCCAGACGCATGCCCAGCAGCTCCTCTGCCTTGAACAGGTGGCGGATATAGGCACGGGAGTAGTTCCGGCAGGCCGGGCAGCCACAGGTGGGGTCAATGGGGCGCTCGTCCCGCTCGTACTTTGCATTCTTGATGTTGATAATGCCGCTCCAGGTATTCAAGTGGCCATGGCGGGCATTGCGGCTGGGCATGACGCAGTCAAACAGATCCACGCCGCGGGAAACAGCCTCGATCATGTTGCCAGGGGTACCAACACCCATCAGATAGCGGATCTTATCCTTGGGCATATAAGGCTCCACCTCACTGATCATCTCGTACATCACCTCAGCAGGCTCACCCACGGCCAGGCCGCCGATGGCGTAGCCGTCCAGCTCCAGCTCCGCGATCTGCTTCATGTGCTCTACACGCAGGTCAGCAAAGGTGCAACCCTGATTGATGCCGAACAGCAGCTGGTCGGGGTTGGTGGCCTTGCCCTCCTGCTTCAGGCGGGCCATCTCAGCCTTACAGCGTTTGAGCCAGCGGGTGGTGCGCTCACAGCTGGCTTTGGAGTACGCGTGCTGGGCAGGATTCTCCACACACTCATCAAAGGCCATTGCGATGGTGGAGCCCAGGTTTGCCTGGATCTGCATACTCTCCTCAGGGCCCATAAAGATGCGGTGGCCGTCCAGATGGGAAGCAAAGGTCACGCCTTCTTCCGTGATCTTACGCAGCTTGGACAGGCTGAACACCTGGAATCCGCCGCTGTCGGTCAGGATGGGGCCGTTCCAGCGGGTAAACTTGTGCAGGCCGCCCATATCGGCTACCAGCTGATCACCGGGGCGCAGATGCAGGTGGTAGGTGTTGCAGAGCATTACCTGGGTGCCGATCTGCTGCAGATCCTGCGCGGACAGGCCGCCCTTGATGGCACCGGCGGTGGCAACATTCTGGAAGGCAGGGGTCTGCACCGTGCCGTGCACGGTCTTGAACTCACCCCGCCGGGCATTGTGCTCCTGCTTGAGCAGCTTAAAAGTGGTCAAAGAAGGCATAAGTTTTTTCCTTTCTGTGTACGGAAAACAGCCGTACAGCCTTGTGCCGCCGGGCAGGCGGCAGGTTCAGAAGTGGTGGATCCCGAGCTGCCGAAACGGTTCCGGCAGTGTTTTGGGCTTTTGGGAGAGCGGGTGCTGAGGGATCACAGAATCAGCATCGCATCGCCAACGTGTCGGAAACGTACAGAATCTCTACATTCTGCGATTTCTTTTACGCTGAAAAAGTAAGGTCGAGTCGTCATATACATTTTACTACGAAAAAGTAATCCTTTCAAGGGTCAATCACCGGCGGTTTGCCTTTTTGACCTTCTGAATCTCGGTAAGCGGCGGTGCAATGACGACTTTCTTCATGCCTTCGTAGAGCGGCTTGGCAGCAGGGTTGTTCTTCTCAATCTCATCGGCGATGTGTCGGAGGGCAAAGACGAGAAGACCAGCATCGCTCTCGGAATACGGTGTCAAGGCGCGGAGAATCAGGTCGGAGTAGTGCTGGAGGCCATGCGTGATGAGCTTCATGGCCTCCTTGGTCTTCCCTTCTGCAATGAGCTTGTTACCCCGGTCAACGAAGCTGCTCATGCGTTTCTCAAAGATGCTCATGGTGGTTCTCCTTTTTCTCGATGATGAAGTAGATGAGCTGGCAGAGAGCCAGCGCAACGGCAACGATGATGGCGGCGTAGGACAGCCAGTTCGTAAGACTCTGGAGCATCACATCGAGCTGGCACAAAAATTCGTACATGGCTGATTCCTCTCAATCTTTATCGTGGCCTTTGAACTTCCGCTTCATGTTGCGGTTGGTCTCGTGGTGGGTCCAGCGGCAACAGTACGGATTCATGTTCTTGGCCTCATATTCTTCGAGCTGCTTCTTTCTGGCGGAAGACTTCTCGGCGTACTCCTCACAATGGTCGTGGCATCCGGGATGCCGGCGGGCGCAGTCAGGCTGGCAGATGACGGCCATAGGTCACGCCCTCTTGAGCTTTCCCATACGCCGGTCGATCTCGCTCTGGCTGAGGACAGCGATGGGAACGGAACTGTCCTTGCGGGCAAGATGTACGGCAGTCATAATCTCGCCGTAGTCATGGGGCGTAATGCCGGATACGGACAGGAACTCGGTGCGCTTGCTCTCATCGGCAACCTTCAACTCCTCCTGCAATGCCTGTTCGACGATGCGGCAGAGCTTGTTCACGGCGTACTCGTGGTCTTCGGCATCCCATTCGAGGAACTGCCGGTAGTTGGCGAGCGATTCGTTCAGGAGCCGGGTCAGCCGATCTTTGCCGAACTTGAACGTGGTGCGGCAGGTGGTAGCCATGACAAGCCATGCAATCTTGCCGCCTTGGTCGCGGGCCATACGGAGCTGTTCTTCCCTGCGGTTGCGGGGGGCTTTCAAAACAGGCAGCCGGATATCGAGGTCGCACAGGCCGGTAAGGTCCTTCCGCATTGCATCGGTGGCCGCTTCCCTGCCGCCGTAACGGATGGCCGTGGCGTACTTGGCCTCGAACTCCTCCATCTCATTGCAAGCCTTCATCAGCCGGTTTGCTCCGATGCCTTCGTTCTGGTGCATGGCAGCCACAATGCACCAGCAGAACACCTGCATTGCGTAGTCGCGGGCATCAATGCGCTCCTGATTAAAATTTTCAGTCTTTGCCATTTTCTTCTTCCTCCTCATAGTCATCCGGGTCAATGTCATACTCTTTCAGAAGCTCACGAAGATGGTCGTCCATTGAGTCGTAATCAAACATCACATCGCTGTTGTCGTACAGCGACCAAACGCAGACATCAACAATGTTGGGCGTGATCTTCTCGCTGGGAATATTGAAGATGTTCTCAAGCCGGAACGGAACTTCCTGCTGGATAAAGGCAAACAGAGCAGGTACTTTCGTAGCGTCAGCATCATTGTCAGCGCGAGCGTTCCACAGCTTGGCAGCCTGACACTGGGCGACAAACTTGCTGTCGTGCCAAGGCTGAACGAAGGCGACACGGCTCTTGGCGCCACAACTGGAGCAGGAAATGCAGTAGCAGGTCGAGCCACTTTTCCGCTTTCCAATTACTCGCGCTCTGCCGCCGCAGAACGGGCAGGGCTTCAACTTGAGCTGTTCCATAGTCGTTCTTCCTCACTTTCTCGCGGCGGCCAGCGCATTTTCGAGGCCAAGGCTGATGACGATGGCAGCATCGACATCTTCGACCTCGTACTTGGAGAGCTTGTCAATGTAGTCGCCAACGCGCGTCTTGGCAACGGTGTGGACCTGCTCGCACAGGGCGATGGAGCGGAATCGGGCAGCCTCGATGCTAACGTGCGTGGGCAGAGCCTTCTTCGGCTTGGTGGTCAGGTAGACAACCTCCAGAGTGGGCGCGAACTTGTTGTTCGCTTCGTTGCTGACGATGATAGCCGGACGGCCACTGTACTGCTCGCTGCCGGTTTCGTTGTATTCGGGCAGGATGTGGTAAATCTCACCACGGTGAAAACAACCGTTCATAGGGATTCTCATTTCTCTCAGTGCAGGATGTAGGACTTGCCGTTGTAGGTGACGATGTACTGTCCATAGACTCGTCCGTCATCCCGGCGGATCGCGTGGCGAACATTGAGCTTCGCGCGGTTCGGGTGCTTGATGCCGGTCGCTCGGCAAATGTAGCGTTTGGCAATTTTTGCGGCATAGTCAGACAGACTGTCTTTTGAAACAGGCTCATAGCGGTGAGCATACCGATTGACGCGAATATTTTCAGCGGCAACTGCTTCGTCACGGCTTCCGAACCATGCAGGGCGGCCATGAGTCTTTCCAATCTCATAGAACTCATCGCGGCGAATGACGTTCAGCTTGTTGTTCCAGATGGTTTCGTACATTCTGCCAGCAGGCTGATGAGCGCGGATACCACGGTCAGCCTCGCCAACGATGAGTTCATAGCCATCATTGTAGAGGTCATCTTTGAGCCAGAAACGCTGGACGAAAATTCGGATGACGTTCTTGCCATCAGTTAGGTCGATGCTTGCGACTTCGCCCTGACTCCCCTCCATCGTGGCCGTATTGATCGAGTAGCCTCGCTGGATGTAGTCGGCCACGATCTCGGTGACGCGGCGGTTGATGTCTGCGTACTTCATGTACTCCCCTCCTATCAGTAGCAGTTGTGAGCGGTGTTGACGATGTTGCGGAACATCACCTTGATGGCCTCATCAATCGGTGTGTTGAGGTCCGGAATCTCCTTGTCCTCGACAATATCAGAGGTCAACTGGTCACCGTTCTCGTCGCGGGTGCAAATCCAGCAACCATCGCCGGTGTCCTCCAACTCAATAACGAAGAACGGATTGGGCTGCTCGCAGTATTCGAGATAACCCCAGCGGATGCGGGCATTCATCTGGTCGATGGATTCAACGCTCCACTCCCAGTTCGTATCATTCTTGTCGGCCTCAGCTACCAAGCTGTGAATCAAGTCCTTGTGCTCACGCAGGTCAAACATGTTCATTCCTCCTCAAAATCCACTTCGTCGTCAGGCACTTCGTAGTCGGCATCGGGGTCGTTGTACTTGCACTCGCTGAAGCTGTCCTCGTCGATATTACCGAACGTGTAGCCGCTGTCGTTGTTCGGGTAGATGGGCAGGTCGCCATCGAACTGGCTCAGGAAGTCAATCATCTCGGAAACGGTCATCGTCCGGCCACACTGGTCGGGGCCATAGCCGTTCCGGCGGCCTTCGATGTACAGAACGTTCATTGCTTAGCCCTCCTTAACCAGCTCCATGAGCTTGAAAACGCGGTTCCACTGCTCATGATTCATACAGCCACCGTTGTTCACAAAGTTCTGTGCGAATGCGATCTCAGCTTCCATCTCGGCCTTGCTCATTTCTTCAAACTTTTTCATAATCGTTGCCTCCTATTTTTTAACGGTGATATGTTGTTTTCTGTAATTATATTATCGCACAGGGGGCTTACTTTTGTCAATCGAAAAATCTACTGTATAACATATTTTTTTGTGGTCACAGCAAATGCAGTCAACGCACGAGACAACCGTACGCTGACTGCGGAACATTATGCTTTCTGGGCGTTTCTCCTCATAATTCTATCGAGCAGATGTACGCTGGCAAATGGAACAGCGCGCCATGCGGCTGCCACGAGCCGGTTAAGCAGAGCCTCGTCCTTCCGCAGCTCGCGGACGTACTCATCAGGCGAGTTTCGCAGGTTCTCCTGCTCGGAGAGGATGGCGGCATTGCAACGCTGGCAGAACTCCATGACCTGCGCAATTTTGTAGACGATCTCGCCGGAGTCCTCGTCGGTGCTCTGGTTGTCGTGGATGCGCAGGACTTCGCAGTGGTAGTCGCAGTTGAACTCGAACAGCAGGCAGAAATCGCTGCCTTCGAGGTAGCCGAGGAGCATTTCGGCCTCAATAGGCTCCAGCTTCATGCCGTAGGTGTCATCGACAATACGGATGAGAAATTCGGGCGATTTAACGATGTCCATTAAATACTCCTTCCTGTTTCAAATTCGGCATCATGCTGCTCATTCATGCGATTGCTCATCGCTGGGCCTCCTATTGAAGTAGTCCACCGGGGATGCGCCGAAACAATCGCAAGGGATGTTGTTAAAGCTGACGATTGCGCCGCACTCCCGCTTGTTGGTGCAGGCAATGAAATCGGGACCTTTCTGCATCAGTCTAATCGTGACAGGTGCGCCGCAAAACGGACAAGGTTTGCAACCATTAGAGATATGCGCTTTCATTCAATCACCTCCGGCAGCTTAGGAAGCGGCATCCAAATGGGGTATTGGTCAGGGAATTGTGCCACCGTATCAAAGTCCCATGTTTCGACTGCGCCTTCAAAAGCGCCGCACTCCTCTACGGCAAGAACTTTGCCGTGCTCATCGGCATCCTCCTCGGTGGGAGGGGTCACATCGGTATTCCTCCAGTGCAGACGGTTCGCCAAGTTGAGCAGCGCAACAGCCTCGTTCATCCCACGCTCATTCTCGCAGTGGATGGTCACATCAAACTCGCTGTTATACGCATGGGCTTTACCGTCTTCGCCAAACAAAATGCAAATTTCATCAGACATTGTTGCTTACCTCCTGCTTGATGCGGTCGCGGGTGCGCTGTACCTTGTAGGATTTGACGCTCTGGATTTCTTTTGCGGTGATACAATACATATCTTTCATCAAGTCAAGATAGCAAACGAGTTCGCCAATGCTGGTTTCAAGGCTGCTTTCAGCGGTTTGACGACGGATTTGAAATTCATCTTCAGGCATATCCGGGTTATTGGCGACATCGTAGTCAACTCGACGCAGCTTGTTGATATTCTTGATGGGCGCGGCCAAATGCCAGATACAAGACAGGATGTCTGTGGGCGGCGCAAAGTGTTCGGCCCATGTGTCGATATACTTGATGTCGAGAGGGAGCAGGTATTCCATCTGCTCGACCATGATTTCGACATCAGCAATCTCCTCGGCAATGTGCGTAGCGTTCTCCTCAGCGAAAGCCTGAATCAGCTCAGCCAACTCCTCGGTGAAATGATTTATCTGCTGATTCCGACCATAATAGATTGCATTCACCAGATTCATCCCGGTGATTTCTTTGTCAGTCATTGCCGTCGCCACCTTTCGCCTGACGCTTGAACTCGGAGGCATCAACGACAATGCTGTCGGTACGGCTGTAAATGGTGTCGGCAAGTGCCTTTCCGTTGGGGCCAAGCATAGACTCAAGCGCATTGACAGCAACCTTCATGGCGACAATAACGAACGGCAAGTCGTCAAACGGATAGCTCTGGGCGAACTCAAGAGCACCATTGCCCATTTCGGCAAGAGCGCGACCAATGACGTCGTGTGCCTCATCGCTTTTGCCAGCCAGAATTGCAAACTGCACCTGCGTGTTGTAGGGAACTTTCTTCTTGTCCATAGTCTCAAACCTCCATCAAAGATACTGTGCCATGCGTTCCTCGAATCTGTCGCGGTAGCCATTGCACAGGTGAATCAGCCATTCGGACGAGAGTGCGAAAAACAGATGCCCGATGATAGCTTCGTATACGGCGGATGACACGACCAAATCATGGTGGATGCAGTAGGCGGTCCAGAGGGCATAGAGCTGCTGCCTATTCTTCTCGCAGGTCGGGTCGTTGTCCTTCGTGAATGCTACGATGGCGCAGTATTCGGCGTTTTCATCCATTCAGATCACCTCCAATATTAGGCGAGCCATACGCCCATCACATCATCGAATTTCGGATAGTAGTTGCGGCACAACTCGCGCCGCTGCTCCAGCGAGAGAGCATTGAACAGGTCAAGCAGGACAGCATCGTACATCGCGGTATCGACATCGAGGTCGTTGTGCATACAGTAGACGGTCCACAATGCAAGAAGTTGGTTCCGGCAGGAATCGAGGCCAAAATCGGTCGTGTCGTCCTTGACATAATAAATGAGGAACTGCCATTCGGATTTCTCATTCATCCAAATCACCTCCAATCTTGTAGGTCTTGCTCTGCTCCTTGCCGGTCCCTTTTCGGTATTCGGCAATCCAGACGGTCTTCCCGCTCCTGTAATGCCGGAAGTGACCGCGAACGGTGAAGGAGCAGCTTGGGCTTGCGTGGTGGCCTTTGGGAGCCACAGAGAGCCGTTTTCCAGACGAGTGAAGGATGTAAGTAGTGCCGACAGGGTTCCACCTTGTAGAGCGTTTGTGGCCGATGTGAGTTTTCGGCTCATGCTCCGCTTCGGTGGCGGCAGGAGCTTCGGATGCGCCGTAGGCCATCAGAGCCATCAAGGAGCCGTACACGGTCAAAGCACCCTGTTCGGTTTCGGCGGGGTTGCAATCAGCAGGGAGCGTACTCACTTTCTTCTTCCACAGGCCGTTGCCAAGAGGAGCGAAGACAACGTGTCCGAGCTTCCGGCTGGGGCTATCGAGGTAAAACTTCAGCTTCTTGTCGGAGCGGAAGCACTTGATGGAGATTCCGTTTTCAACGACCTGAATCTTGACCTCACGCAGAGGAACAGGCATCGAACGAACAAGTTCTTTGTGCTCATCCCTCCATGCGAGGAGCTTTTCGATGTCCGCTGCTGTGACAATGATTCTGTCCATCATCGTGCATCCCTCCCAACAAAGATACCGGCGTAGAGCTTGTCGCCAATCAGGTAGTGGTAGAACTCGTGACCTTTCGGAATAGCTTTCCGTGTGATTCCTGCCGGACGCAGGACGAGCGGACGACCGGCAACGTGGATAACGTACTCACCGTTCGGGACGAGATCGGCCATCCATGTTTCGATAGGCGTTGCGGACGCAAGCCCCCGGCCAAAGCAGCAAATCGCGGTGGTCGGCTCCATGCTCATCGTGAACATGGAGAGCTGTTCGTAGCAGCTCATTTTGCCACCGCCTTTTTGATGGTGAGCTTCAACTCAGGTCCGAAGGCCATGCGGTACTCAGCGAGCATCTTTAGAGCTTCGGACCGGGTGTCAAACTCGTCGATGTCCTCCCACGGCTGGCCGGGATATTTACCCCTGATTTTGTACACTGAAGCCCACCTCCTTGATCGCCGCGCCATTCGTGTCGCACCAGACTTCATTATTGCCGAGCTTACGTTTGACGTAGCCATTTACAACGTGCATTTGGTAGTCCTCCTCGGCCTGCGGGTCGTGCCACTGCAAGCCACGAGCTTTGTACAACGGCTTCCAATGCTCCTCATAGAAGCTGTATCCAGCTCCGTCGATTCCGAAGAAATAGCCGAACTCCTCGGATTCGTAAATGCGGAAGCCGCAGTCGGACATCGCCCTGATGCCATCGTCTTCCTCAAGCCACCAATCATCTGCGGAATCGCCGAACGACCACATCGTTCCCCACATAGGGAGTACACCGTCGTATTCGACTTCAAAGTCGTCAGCTTCAGCAGATACGAGCTTTCCATCATCCAGCTCGATGCAGTACAGCTCGCTTTCGTCGTTGTAGCTCTTGACTTCTCCCTCATGCGTGGTGCTGTCAACATCATCAGGGATTTCGTAAACATACACCCGGTCGCCGGTGCTGGGCTTGGTGACCTCAGTCCAGTCATCGGGGTTCATTCCCATCAGTTTCTCAATCATCCCCTGCGGGATGGCGTTCATTTCGTGCACCCATGCTTCAGTAGCATCGCGCACAGTCCGATACTCAACGGTCATAGCAAATTCCTCCTCAGTCTCCGATGCTCAAGTATTCGGAGTAAACGGTGTCATCTTCCTCGCAGTAGTAATAGCTGCGGTCGCCGTAGGCTTCCTGATCGAGAAAGATGAAGACAAGCTTCTTGCCGCTCCGCGCGGCATCAATGGCGGTCGGGAGAGACTTGTACTTGTGCGTCTTCAGAAACTCAAGGAGAGCGTCTTTCGACGGAAGTACGGAGTTCGAGGCGTTGTCGTCCATATCAATTCCTCCATTTCAAATTCCAAAATCATTTTTGCAGGTAACGAGGTTGTTGATTTTGGTAACTTTATCTTCGCACAGATGCCGACCGTTTGACAAGCAAATGGTCTATGATTTCACAGATTATTTTTCGAAGGGTCGAGCTTTTCCACTTCCCCGCTCTCCCGGTCGATGACAGCAACATCGTAGCCGAGGGCATCAGCGTACTTACAGAAACGCTCCACCTTGATGTCATCAATGCGCCGGAGCTGCTGGTTAATCTGCCGAGGATTCTCGTTCAGACTGGCAGCAACGGTTTTCTGCCGGAGCTTCTTTTTCTTCATGCAGCGGCAGATGGTATCGGCGGCAACGCCCATGATCTCACCTCCCTTCTCAGCCAAATACCAGCTCGCCGAACAGTGCGTACTGGACAATTTCATCGGCGCAGGTGGCATCAATCTGCCCGCAGTCAACGGTGCCATCGGAGTAGTCGATCGCGTCATAGCTGTCCCCGCCTTTTTCCAGCCACAGCTTGAAGCCGGCAAGGAACTTGTCGCGGTCGAGCATATAGCAGGTCTTGTCATCCTCAAACGGCTCATCGAGCCAGACAGCGAGCTTCCCGCCGCGAGAAATCTGCTCGCTGGCATACTCGCCGAGGTAATCACCCTGCACGACGACGCGCCTGCACCAGTAGTTGATACCGCCTTCGAGGGCAGACACCATGATGTCGTCGATGTCCTGCTGGGTCAATGCAGCACGAATCTGAACCAAAACTTCAAATTTCTTTTCAGGCATTTCACTTTTCTCCTTCAATTTCAAAAGCGATTTGATATTGCGCTCGAACGATTTAACACTCGGTGCAAACCTCACAATCGAACCTCCTTGCGGAGTTCTTCGGCGGCGACATCAGCGGTGAATCGGTCAACGCCGAGCTTTTCCAACCGCCGGTAGGCCGCCTCCTTCTCCTTCGGGGTCTTTGCCCGGATGAGGTCGGTAATCAGGTCGCTCAGCATAAGCCAGCCTCCTCTCTCGTGATGATTCCGTGCGTCCACGGCCCGGTGTAGATGCCGATGCTTGGGAACAGCCACAGCAGAATCTTCTTCATGGC